CCGTGGGTCGCAGCTTAGGACCTAACATGTCTCCACTTCTGTAGACAAGTAGATCGGGGCTGAGGCTATTACTAGCCCTAGTCCCCTTCGGTTCTGTAAAGAACTGAAGCAGAGCTGCGCCGCCTTCGGTTGAGGTCGCTTTGGCACGTGTAACAACACTGTCTATGCGACACTCGAGTCGATGCAGGTGGGCGTTCCATCTAAATTTTAGATGGCCGTTGCCAACATGCTCGTAGTCATACCAACCGAAAGCTCCTGAGCCTACCGTCACATAAGGTAGCAGTGTAAACTGAACCTTACGAACTGTCCGTTTTATGAACGCGGCAGCGCCATAGTAACCTCGTAAAACAAAGTTATTATGGACACTGACGGAGCTCACAATAGACTCAGGTTGGCCACAGACAGGAGGAGCAGATGCGTAGGTGGGACTAACATCCTCACCAGAATACGCATCCATGCCGCAAGACTCTCTGAACTTCCCAGTTGAGAAAGTCTTGTCGTCATTCACCTTGAGTCCAAGGCTAGCTAGGGTCTCCTGTAGCGTACCGAAACCATCTGCAGGGATGATAATATCATCTCCGTAGACGAGGACCTCCTTTGCGAGGCTGCGTATCACGGAAATATCGTACAGCGGTTCCCCTCTTGAATAGAGGAGAGACGCAATGGATATAACCGAGAATACTATGCTCTGCACAGGAAAGGTACATGCAGAACCCATACCCGCAAACTTCTTAAGTACGGTGTACTTAGGACTTTTGCGATCGATGGTGTTAACCACCACCTGGTTCTTGATGCGTGAAGGGCGAGCAATAGGGAACTATTGTTCCTAAAGACTCGTTCCACCACCCAGCATGACAGGCGATCAGAAGCAGATGACAGATCTACTGTCACATGCGACTGAGTATGGGAAGCCCGTAGAGCAGCGCCTTTATTGTGTTCTTGGTCATTTAGATGAACCGTAGAACGCAACATACCAGCGCTGATACGATCGGCTAAGAACTGCCTAACAGATTGCTGGGCCCATTGATGGCTAGTAGGTTCCACGGTGATTAACCGTGGGCCCTTTAGCGTCTTAGGGACAGCCATAAGTTTGGCCGGTGGCTCATGCTTGGAAAAGCGCGAGTCATTCTTAGACGATAGGTGGTCTATCCAATGACTATAATTGGCAAAGCCAAAGTAGTCAAGAGGGAAGACCTTACCGAGCTTTTCTGGCCAGTTTGGGAAGTCATACTTAAACTGAGTAGACTTCAGGTCAGAAACTGCTCCTGGTCCATGTTTGTTTCCCCAGGACTCGGGATTATAGTGCCCGATTTCGGAGGAGATGGCGTCTGCAACCCATTGGATTGCGTCGGCCATATCGTACGAAAGGATTCTGGGGTCCCACTGTCCCTCACAATGATCAAAGAGATCATTGTTAATGACAGCACGATCGCGAGTAATAGTATCGCCAAAATGGAGAGAGCTACTACGTGCGACGTCGAGTTCGTCTCCGACCCAGTCAAGGGTTGGATTTTGAACTTGGGAGTCGATTCTGAAGAACTCATTCACTTGTTTCCAAGTTTTTGAGTCGTCACAAGGGATCTTGACCTTCTTAGCTAAATAATATAGCTGGCGAAGGTGTTTGATAGCTTGTATATCAGGTGTCGACAACAAACAGCCACTATCATCGAAAACGCGTTTCAGTAGCCCCTTGAATAGTCTTGGGATTACTGATCCCTTCTTATGAGGCCGTTGACCGGCCAAACTTGAAGGAATAAGGCGCTCTGCAGCAAGGCACTTATCAAAGTGCTTTCCTGCCTCGGGTAGGGTTATCATTACAAATGGTATCCCATTCGAGTCGATGAGGGAGAGTAAGCGAGACAAATCCCGATCACACTCCCGTGACATGTTAGGGTACGACTCGGCAATCTGACTAAGGATTGCCGCGTATAGGCCCTGGATATACAGTACGTAGCTTTTCATCTCTAGCTCCTTCAGTTAGGGGTTAAAAGATCTACGGCTAAGAACACTCTGATCCCTCAGGAATAACTCATGCGACCGAAGAATCGGCCAATTGAGTTAGAATCCTATGATCTAGGATTCCTTCCCGAGCAACTTGGATGCGATAGCGCCGGCTTTTACCATGTAAA